TTAGCATAACGCTTAAACAATCCTGCATCAATTAGGTGATCCCACTTGCCACCATATGATGCCGTCATGTAGAAGTTCTCAGGCATCTTAAAGTTCAGAAAGAGTTGCAAACTCTTAGAGTAGCAGTAGAACTTAAGATCAGGATTGCGCTGTGCTACTTCAATCCAGGCATCCAAATATGCACCTGAAAAGAAATCACCAGACTCATGAATCCGCACCAGTTTAGTGTTCCTTGTGCGGTTAGTTTGAATGCCGTTGTTGATAAGATCTGCAGCAGTTCCATTCTGCAGAGCATCAACAATCAAGCGAAGATTGTTGGCGCGATTCTTAAACGCCGCATCATATTGCACCTCAGAAGATGCAGCGAAGCAGCGGAATTGGGTATGCTCGCCGTCTTGAATGCTACGCTTGCCGTTAGCATCAACAACAGCAAAAGACTTGCAAAACAATGCACCTGGGCAGGTTTTACCTGCTGGCAGGTTAAAGATTAGGGTTTGCTTGCCGAGTTTGGCGTTGCCCTTGGTGAAGTTCAGCATGGTGGTGTGGTGTGAACTGAGATCAGTATAGGGGGCAGGATCGACCTTTAACCCTGCCCACTGTGCAACTTAACAAACTGTCACCAGAGACCTTCTTTAGTCAAACGCATCACAAAAGCGTTGGCGATTGCACCACAATGGGGGCAAATTGTGGCGTATTTGATCTCACTCTTCAGAGAATACTTCGCGGATTCGTTCATATAACGACCGAACTTAAAGCGATAGATTGCACTGAGAGTCTTAAGGAGTTGGCGTTGCTCAATGCTGCCAACTTTATGATACATTCCGATGAAATTGCGGAAGTCAGGATAGAAAGACTTAGCGCAAGTTTCCAGTTTGTTAACAACTTGAGTTGCCAATTCTTCACCCAAATGGGGAGAAAGTTCTTTGATGGCGAACTTATTGAATGGTAGCAGTTCTTCATCTAATGTAGAAGAAACTGGTTGCTGCATGGTGTTAGAAACCATGCCCAAGATCTTGGCGATCTCATCAATTTGACCCTGAACTTGGTTGCCGTTGATAACAACTTGAATGGTGGTGTTGTTCATCTTTGGGGTGTGGTGAATCGGCGTCAGTGGTGCGCCGTTGACGGAATGATGCCCCACCAGAACCGAGCACCACAACCACCTTTGTGCCACCTTCTGAACTGGCACAGACCTAGCGTTTTTTGTCCCGTCTGGCAGTATCTTATAGGGACAATCAGATGAGGGGAGGGGTATCCCTGTAGACGACAATACATCGCCACTCCCCCTGCCTTGAAATAATCATTCTCAATAAGACCTTGCTTATTGAGAATAAGAAAAAGGGGATGGACACCACTCCATCCCCCCAGTTTCACCTTGACCCCTATGTGCTATAATTATCTGTTGATTCGCGCAGGGTAACTTTAATCAACAAGCGGGAGGCAAACCCCTTCCTCCCTGTTTCATAATTCTACCACCCAGTCTGGATCATTGTCAAGCATTGCCCAGAAGTGGTTTTTGCCGTTCATTGAAGTGAGAAAGACCTTATGATCCTTGTTCTGTTCAATGATGCAGATCTCATTTCCACCCATAAGGTTGGCAAAGCGGTTCTTTGCTTTCTTCGAGATGGGTGTGACTGATGCGGTTTGCATGATGAATCTCGATCTCGATGTGTGCAATCTAGTTGATGATGCAGGTCTCGTCGAGAATGAGTGTGCCACTAGATGATGTGGCACACCTCGTCGAGTTTTAGAATTCGATCTCGTCTAGAGTTGGAACATTATCTTGACGAGAATCGTCAGTGCCCATCCCAGCGCACAGTACATCGAGAATCTCCAGGATGCTGTTGCCATTTTTACCTTTGCGAAGTTGAGAGATCAGAAGTTGCTTAGTCATAATCAAACACGAAGATAAGGGAAATTAGAATCAACAAGTCCAGGAACTGCAGAACTCGTTACTTTGAGTTGAGTTCCGTCATCATACCAACCATCAGTAGAAGAATCATAGACGAGAACCTCTCTGTCGAGTTGATTCTTGTCGAGAGTCTGAATCATCTGGAGGAGTTGTTGGTAGGTCATGGAATCCTCTTGAACAATGTCAGTATTGCAGGGGATGGGGGGAAAGTCAACCCCCCCTGTGTGCCAGTTGTCAGATCGTCACTCCTCGAACAGTTCACGAATTTTCATTTGAATAGTGTGAGAGATCAGGTGTTCATCTTCTCCGTGATCTTGAAACTCACAGATTGCATCGAAGATTGCATCCCACTCAGTTTCGGTGAAGAGTTGGCGATAGACTCGCTTGGAGAGTGCGTCTGCCATGGGGTTGGTGTCTCAGGAACAAAGGTAATGTAGAACGGATTGAGGGTGCCAGAGGCACCCGATGTGCCAGTGCTCAGAGTGTCACATTGCTGTTGACAAACTCATTCCAGGTTTGCTCATTCTCATCCTCTTCATCCCTCATCTCAGGGATGTCGAAGATCTCACCAGGAGCATCTGCAATTTCAGACCAAAGATCGGTGTCGAAGTCCATGATTGGTGTGGTTATGAACAAGGGAATTGTAAAACCAAAAAAGGGGGCGTTGCCGCCCCCCTGTGCCAGTTGTCAGACCTCCACAAGGGTCTTGTCGGAACGAATTGCCTTGTTGACAAAACGACCAACCGAACCCTCAGGATCAGAAATCACTTGCTCCAGAGAAGCAACAAAGTTGCTAGGATCTTGAGTGCGATAGGTGTACTCCTTATCACCCGAAGTGTAAGTGATGTTCACCAGATCTTCGTTGATGCTCATGTTGGAGATCGCGGAAGAGTTCACATTAAATTGACGAGTCATTGTTCCTTTATGTTAGTGGACAATTGGCACTGGATTGTGCCAATAGGGCGAGCGGGACTTGAACCCGCACGAGCATAACGCTCAACAGATTTTAAGTCTGGGGTGTCTACCAATTCCACCACCGCCCCTGGTGATGAGACGATCATAACACGGAGTGCCAGGGTCGTCAAGTGCTGGTTGTGGGGATCGAACCCACCTCACATCGATTATGAGTCGATTGCATTCGCCAGATTGCTAAACCAGCATAGGATGGGTCTCAACGCCCTGTCAAGACCCTTGTGACAGTTCTTATGCCGTCACATAGTTAGGAATCTCTACGAGTTCCACAGGTGCCTTATAGTTGATCTTATAGCACTTCCAATTATCGTCGAGATTGTACAGATAAGCATACTCTTCGCAAGAATTGCCAGAAACAAACTCATCGAAACTAGTATGAGTAGGATCTTCACCATCACCACGTTCCGAATGGTAGAGTGGTTGAGGTTCACGATCATTATCATACTTTAGATAACCTGCAGCATCACAGATGTATTCTCCATTCTCATCACGAAGAGGACAAGAATGATCCCAGGTGCCACGAGTACGCAGTGAACTCATACTACCACCGTCAATGAGTTCTTCTACATCTTCACGGTTCAAATAGTGTTGAACCAAAGTTTTTCCATTGCCCTCAGGATAACCATCCCAATGGCAGTAAGCACTTACCACCGTGTGATCAGGAAGTTCGATGCCGATGCGTGAGCGGGTTCCCATGGTGTGGTCCAGGTGTTGAACTCGTTCAATGTAGCACGGGACCTTTCAGATCCGCAATACCACAGTGTGCCAGTTCAAAAAGTGTCATATCAGAATAAGTTAATGTCCACTTTAGGTAGTAACAGATCCTCAAGACGTTTTAGATTATTATAATCATTCATATTTTTTGCTTCATTATTTAAATCAAAAATAGGAATTCCACTTTTTGTGTTAAAGAATCCATAAGAATCCAATCTTGCTTTATGAAGACATGTTACTTCTTCATCATTTCGAGTGACTGTTTTGGTATAATACACCCACTCCTCATCAACATAAAACTTCATAAGAATTAATAATCAAAAAGATCCTTTTGTTCTTTAATTTCTACGCATACACACTCGTCACCTTCTAATTTGAGTGCTTCACACCAATCCAGATTTTCTAGGTCTAGATCTTCATAGCACTCTAAATCTAAAGTAACAGTTACCCTACGCTTTTGTACTAACATAAGAATCTGATGCGTCGTGTACTAGATTCTATCATGCATAATGGCGATATGCAAGATCTTGATAATCTTGCCCATCTCGTGCATAATCCTCGTCGAGATCTAATGTGCCTATTTCGGCGTATGCATCCTCTTCGAGATTATAATCGTTGCTGAATGTATATTCGAGATCGTAATCGTCGTACATAATCCTCGTCGAGATTGTGTGTAACTTGGGTTATTATAGCATAAACCTCGACGCAATGCAATATCTCGTCGAGATTCTCATAAGACTATATATGTCTTATGTTATGAAATGTTACGTATTTATAACATTTATGAGTCTTGTGCCAGTTTTTTTAGTGTCCTGGGGCTTGACAAACTGCGCGTCTTATGATACGCTCGCCAAACTTGCATAAGAATCAGACATTTATAAGGTATTATAAGAATCTAATTATAAGAATCAGACATTTATAAGAATCTAATTATAAGAATCGAACATTTATAAGAATTTAAGAAATATTATCAATATCATACCTTATTGATTCTCAATAATAAAAAATAATTGAGAATGTTATAAAATACACACATATATTTAATCTAACATTAACTATTTGTATCATACGATAACATCTTTATAAAATACGGTGTTATCTAGCATATTTTAATCGTTATGTACAATAAATAAACACTGTTATCTATTATATAAAATGAGCAGAGGAATCATCTATCTCATCTCAAACAAAGAAAATGGACACAAGTACATAGGACAAACAAACCTAGCAATGAATAAGATATGGCAACAACACATCAAAGAATCATTGCAAATGAGTAATAAACCATTACATCGTGCTATGCGTAAGTACGGTAATCATAGATTCGGTATTCAGGAGATAGATGAATGTGATGAAAGTTTATTGAATGAAAGAAAAGAATATTGGATAGAACACTACAATACGCATGAGAACGGATACAATACAATCAATAAAGATAAGATTATACCCCCACCTAAACCACAACCTCTGCCTATTATAAAATCACCTATAAAAGAAAAATCAGATCCATGGGGATCTCTTACAGAAAAGAACAGAGGTAATGGTAAACATTGTGGACTCAAAATAAGAGGTAAGAACTTAGAAACTGGATTATGTACTGACTATGAAAATGCACGTATGGCAGCACTATCTCTTACAGGTGATGCAAATAAAAACAGTAACATTCTACTTGCAGCAAGAACAAATAGAACAGCATACGGACATAAGTGGCAACTATTAGAAGAGAAATCTAAAAAGAAATCAATATTTGGTGTCAATAAAAAAACGGGGTTAATTGGTCCCCGTCATGAATCAATTGCAGATGCTGTACGATCTATTTGCCCTGGAGTAAGTACTACAGGAATTGTTAAAAGTCTACGCAATCCTGGTAAGTTTGGTTGGAAGGGTTATTACTGGTTTTATGGTTAAACAGTATAACGTCCTTGTTCACGGTTCAAGAATCTTCTGAGTTTTCTGAGTCTGGGGTTCGTGAGTTTTTGTTGGACCGTTTGATATAAATCGTCCTCACGTCTCGTCTCTTCGTATTTCTTTCTTTGAACACTTTCTTGTGTTTGTGTTTTCTTCTTTAATGGATCAATATACTTCTCTCTAAATCCTGGTGGAGGAGGTGATGGGATAATGGGTTTTGGTGCTTTGAATGGTTGATATGGAGATGCCTGTTCCAGAAACTGAAAGAAGGTTTTCATTGTATGTTTTTGAAATATTTATGGTTCCCATAAAAAAAGAGGGTCGTGTACCCTCTTTAAGTGGTTTTCATAGGTAAATGTGATCCTTAACATTCAGATTAGCGGCAATGCGTCGAATCAGGTGCTGAGCATATTCCCTTTTTTCTTCATCATAATCTTCATAAAAAAGAGAAGATTCTGTATAATTGCAAAGTAAGTAATCAACAAGGTCCCATTTGACCTGACGAGCATCATTGTAGTGCATGGGGAGTGTTCCAGCGATTACTTCAATAGTATACATGGGGGAAGGGGATCAGGCAGCACTACCTTGTGACACTTCCTGAACTGTCCCAATTTGACTCAATTCTTCAATAAGTTCAATAATATCATCTTTTTTAATGACAACCATTTCATTATTGAGATTATATTGGGGAACTAATTGCAGTGTAAGATCTAAGATCGCAGATGTGAGTTTTTCTTCTGTATCTGCACCCTGTTCATGACGTGCATTCCAAATGGAATTCATTAAATTCTGCGCTCTTTCGGTCATTTTCGTAAATGGTTTTTCTTGATTTTATAAATTCTAATTCTTTCCACTGATTTCTATAGCAGATGATGAGTAGTCTTTCATTTCTGTGAAGAGAGCAATGAGAATAATTGACATCATCTTTTGGTCTAACCATCGATTCTATGGTAATATATTCCCCATCTTTATCAAGATAATATACCCATCCTTCGACATCTTTTACCCACTTCACATAGTCGTTTAATTTTGGACAATAACTCATGTTGTACCAATTCCAACTGTAGAAATTCCAACTAAAGAAAGACTTTCCAACATACTTTGAATTTGAATATCTTTTTCAGACATAACTTGATTCATAGATTCAATATGTCGGTCTTTCATATCTATTTGACCATTTAAAAGAGAAACCTGAGTGGTTAACTCCTCTATTTGTCCTTTAAGTTGGTAATAGTCGTGCATTTTATCATGAAATGCTCTGTTAAATTGAAGATTCAGATTAGCAACTTCATTTTCATAGTGAGCACTATAATGTTGAATTGCTTGATCAAGTAATTCAAGATGGTGCTCACAATTATCAAATCCAAAAGAAGTTACTTCTGCACCAATTTGCATACTAATTGATGTTGTTGCTAAACCAACTACAGTACCTATCATGTGAATAAATTATTTTAATTTGTTTTTGTACAAATATATGTATGTCAAGTAGTAAATGTATCAACAATACGTGAATTCTCTTCATTTACAAGAGCAAATTTATGAGCATTGACTACCCGATCCATAATTCTAGAGTCGTGCTCCGATTCATAGTCATCGCGCCAATCAAGTAACAGATCATGACATTCGTTATCATTTTCTGCAATAACGCTGATTACTCCACCATATTCTGAGGAAGGAAAAGGAATCCAATAATCAACCAGATAGATATACTTCATTTGTTTTTGTAAATTACTCCCCAATTCTATGATAATGTTTGATACTTGTCAAGAGGTGATACTGTCTTTGAAGTTCATACTTCACTGGCAATAGATGAGAACTAATAAATGCACTATACTGTCCATCTTTTGTTAGGTTCAATAAATTGTCAATTTGCATTTGTGCAATAATCAGTTTAGATTCTTGATTCATACGAATTCTGCCATGTAATAATCAACAGTTACTTCAAGTTCTGCTGCTTTTTCTTCATAAAAACTTTCCGTATACTTTCGTGCTTCTTCCCACTTTTGATGAGAATCAATTTCACCTTCAGCATGAATCATAAAATCTTCAAAAGCATTGATAAATTGTAGAATTTCTTCGTCATTCATGGTATTACCTCAATAGATGGGTGTACTTGATTGCTATTTTGATTTATCAATGGGTGAATTGACCATCCAATGATAGTAAAAATAACAAAAATAGCAACATTGATTGGACTAAAGAAAGATTTCATCCCCATGCCTCCATGTATTCAATAAGAGTAAACTCTTCATCAGTCTGAGTTTCCTCAACCAACCCATCATAGTCCATTTCTTTGAGCATCACCAAATACTCTTCAGGAGTAGGATCCACATCAGGGTCAAAATCATCATGGCAAAGAAAGACATACTCATTGTAGAGTGCTTCGATCAGTTGTTCTTTAGTGAGGATCATTGTCTTTGTTGAGATTGTCAAACCAAGGTGAAAAGAGTGCTATCAGCGCCCACACCACACTAGCAGAAATGATGAGAACGTATATCATCGGGGATCTCCCGTGTACCCACATAGTATAGCACCATATGCGACCAAAAAGCAAAAATGGGACACTTTAAAAAGCGTCCCACGGATTTAAAGTAATCTTCTTGGTAGAGAAAAATTATTAAATTTTATTGGATTTTTGAAGTCATTGTATTTTTGATATAAAATTGATTCTTCTGTACGTGCTTCTATTTCATGGGGTTGGTCATCATAATCATACTGATCAACGTCTTGATCACAATAACAAAGTTTTCCCCTCCTCAATTTAAGTGTTCCATTCACCCATTGTTTGAGGTGGACAAATTCATGTAACAATGTTTTCGTATACAATTCTTTGTCCATGTAAGTATCAAGTTCAATCAAAAATTGGCGTGGTCTACGATTGTTGTTAGCAATATCGCAAAATCCATAAACATGTTCTCTTTTTAGACCACGATGCCATATTTCAACATCAATTTTATACCTTGGAAAATACGTGTTTAAAAACCAAGTTGATATGTCCTCACAAAGACGCTTGCTATAACCATATCCATGATGATAAATGACAGACATGATAACCAATGCAAAAACCAAACAAAACTACTAATAAAGATCAATTTTTCTTTTACTGTCATGAATCAATTCAATCGTCGTATACTTTACATTCAGAAGCATCAGGATGAGTGTCACAATATAGTTCCAGTGGTGTAGGATCGTGTGACTCTCCAGGATGATTCTCTTTATACGCTTTCAGTGCGTCTAACTCTTGCTCAGTATGTCTCCTTGCCTGTGGAGAAATAGTCGGGTCATTCAAAAGATCTTCATCCTTCTGAATGTGCTTGTCGATGTTTTCCATTGTTTTGTAACGTGATGATAATATTTATTTTGCTAATCGCTCAATTTAGAACCTCTCCAGTTCTTAGGAGTAGGATCTGCACATTTACCTTCAAGACTTCTTACCATGAGTTCAGCAAACTTTTCCATTTTTTGTGAGGAAACAGTCTGCGGTGCATAAGTAATTGCTTCTTTAAGTGCCACTAATTCATTCCATTCTTCTTCAGTGAGAATTTCTGTGCTTGTTTTTGGAAGAGTCATAGATCCCCTGCTGTACAACTTCAATGTTAGCATTCCAATACCATACTATCTAGAAATTTAATATTTTCTTTGGGATCGTGTAACATTACTTAATGAAGTTATCAAGAGACTCTAGATCATCTTGTAGATCTTTTTCTCTTTTCTTATCATGATAATAAGACCAGAGAGCGTTGTGAGCATCCATAAGATTGTCAATCCAGAAACCAGCGGGATATATTCCTAGAGCATCCATAACTCCTCGATGACTAGTTCCTTCACTTTCTGCTTTGCACATAATATAACAGATTGCTTGAACCATGTCAAGTTTATCTGATTCAGAAAGCATAAAATACTTTCCTACTGCACGTTGCTTCGCCTCTTCATTCTGTTTCTGCAATTGTTTATAGGCATCAGAATCCCACCACTCTTGTAGTGCTTTACCAAGTTCGTTAGATTCAGTCATCTTTACCAAAGATTGTTCCAAAGAACCCAGAATCTCCTGGTTTGCGTTCTTCCAATTTGTCTAAAATAGAATCAGTGCTTTGCACAGATTCAATACGACTAATCAGGTCTGCAATTACACTACAAACCATCGGACGTTCTTGACGAGCAGCATATGCTAGTGCATTACGCAGTGCTGCTTCTGCTTCATCAAGTGATTCTTTTACAGATTGAGATAATGCCATAATCAGAATGTCTTTGCAATTTCTTTAAGAAGAATGTTGTTAATCATTTTAATCGGTCCTCACATTTTTTGTAAAAAGTTCCGTTGACATAGCAGGATTTACCTGGTTCATAGTATTTTACCACATGTGGGTTAGAATGTCTAGGGTTGCAATATTCACCTTGACTATTCATAAAGTTATCCGCACACAGTCCCATCAAAACTGGTGCTAATAGTTTTATTGTATACATTATTCTTTAATCCAGAAATCATCAGCAGTCATAGTCCACCCAGCAGCAATCATTTTATCATGAGTCATTGGTTCTTTCTCAATCTTTTTAAGAAGATAAGAACCATCACCTTGATCTATCCATTCTATACTATTACCTATTTTAAGGTTTGCTGCTTCTAGCAGATCATCGGGAAAAGTAATAAAGTATTCAGTTTCCATAGTATCGCCGTTTTCTACTTCTTCGACGGGAAGAACCCAAGTTTTTTTATTAAAAGGATTTACTCTATTTGGATCATTACGTGTATAATCATAATAATATTTGGAATGCTCAGCATCAAGTTTTGCACGTTTGTTATAGTATTCTGCTTCACGGAGATTATATTCGCGGCACTTATCTTTTTCTTGATCTGATGCTGCCTTGTCACACATGGCATTCAGTTCTTCTTCAGAGTATTGTTCTCCTGGAAAGTTGCTGATACGATCTTTAGTCAAAGTTGGATTAGCAAGTCCATATTCCAATGCTTCTTCTGGATAATAATATTCTTCCCAGAAATCATTCCAAGACTTTTGGCATTCTGGAGATGGGTCATCTTTGTCATAAAAAGTGATTCTATCCTCTTTGTCCCAGAGTTCTCCGTGTGCCTTTACTCCTTCTATGATACTGTTACCATTACCATTCAGAAGTGCAAGAAGTTCATAGCAACGACCAGTATGATGTTTGAAATAATGATACTCCTCTTCTACAACTTTATGGATGACACCATAGATTTCTTGTGGAGTTGCCTCAGAAGATAGGAGAGCATCACTCATCCACTTTTCAAGATTTTCAAGAGAGTACTTCTTGTAGTCAAAGTCCATCAGTAAATTCCTGAATTGCCTGCTCCACTATAACCTGAATATCCTTGGAAGTCAAATTGTTAAGAAACGACCACTTAGGATCCTGGGGATCCCAGTCCATAGTGAACGATCCATCATCATTTTTTGTAAATTTAAGACTATCTTTATTGTCCATAATATTTTTTTAATTCCTCTTCATAAATTGGATCAACAAAATAATCATCTTTAATTAATATTTTCATAATTAACAATCATCACCACACTCGTTATTCTTCTTCCAAGTCTTACGAACTCTCTTCAATTCTTTGAGTTCCATTTTGATGTTTTGATATGCAGTTTCACTGTTAATCTTGTCTACCATTTCCATAGCAATGATAACATCAACTCTTGTACCAAAGTGCTTTAATGCTGTTTCAAAGCAGTCTAAATCTTCATACATCAGTCTTATTTTCCGCTAGGATATCTATACGAGCATCAATAGAGTTCCAACACTCATAGAGTGCATTGGACTGCGATACATTCTCTTCTTCAAGAAGTTTAATACGATCTTCTAGTTGTTCTACTTTTTCAGCAAGAACTTCAAGTAGAGTAGGTTCTTGAATACCCCACTTTTGAAAGAACCAATAAGGATTTTGTTTAGTCATGAGTTTTTAATTCCACATTAAGTTTATGAATTTCATTTTGAACCCAGATTATTTCTTCTTGAAGTCTTGAAATTTTTTCCTCATGAGATTTTAACCAATCATAATTTAAGTTTTGTTCAAGAGTTGCATCTGGCAGATTATATTTTTGTGCTAATTCTTCGGGTGGTTTTTCTTCTTTCCACGGATACAGAATATATTCTAATTCTGCTACTATAGTCCAAAGAAAAACCCGAAGATTAAACAACATTATAATACTCCAACTTCTTTCAGATAGTTTCTATATGCGGCATACCTTTGCCACTTTGGTTGACCAACAACGTTTAATTGATGACAAATCTCACAATACATTAACCACTCATACCAAGGAGTAGTAGGATCTAATTCATGATAAGGATAATCAGAGTTTTCCACCTACTTCACCTTCATACTTCTTGGTCTCAGCGAAACCTTCCTGCCGTCCTTTAAGGTAAAAACGGGTGCCTGATATACACGACTCTTCAGTGAGAGACGAGACCAGTCCGTTCCCTTCTTTGTCTGTACTATGCCAGAGAAATCTTGCTTTTTCAACATAGAAGCAATCATCAATCAGTTTCTTGTCCGTCATTAGGTTTCTTATTAAATCCAAAGGGTTGACTTTCTGCTTCTTTTTCTACACGAAGTTTGTGTGCTAAGGTGCATACATTCTCGGTAACTTTGAGTACATCTTCTACCTTAGTATCGGCAGGCAGACGATGCTTAATATGCTCATAGATGGGAAAAAAGATGTCTGCCGCTTCAAATACTTCTTCAAGTGTCAGTGGTTTCGTATTCATTTCTTCTTAATATCAGGGTGAGGAGCATACAATGGACCTTCATAGTTATGTGGACGGTTCACTCTATTTTCAACCACAGTCTTGTGGAGTTGTTTTAGTGCTGCTACAGTCTCAGGAGTTTCTTCCCAAGTCCATACATCTCCAGTCTTTCCAGTAAAAGTGCGTTCAGTCATTAATTGCCTCTTCTTTTAAATTGAGTAGGGTTTGTACCATTGCTTCCAATGTATCCATGGGAATCCATGCTGGATCTTCATCAGCAAACTGCACCAGAACTTCGGTTACATTCTTCTGATATTGAATACTATAAAACTTCCTGGTATTCTTCACATAGGAAATGGGATTACTCATCATACTTATAACTCAGTTTAATGTCTTTCTTTTTAAGATTGTAACGCTCAATGTGTTTTTTACGATGGTCTTCAGTTTGAAAGTAGCACTTGCGAGTTTCTTTCCCTTCCTTAAAAACCAGTTTCCAAGGAAACTGATCGAATGGAAATTCTTCTGTGTATTCCATTACCTAAACTCATGAATGACAAAGTGGTAAGGTAGTTTTGCCCTTAACTTCTCCAGTATAGCACCATATTCCCTAAAACGTCTATCCCCCGCAATAAAACACCTTTGACGACGCCAGATAGCATCAATCATTAGTTCAAGTTCTTCGTTGTTAAATTCTGGTTCTTGCATGGTAGGTTCAGGTTGATTGTTCTCTATTTTGGGTGTAGACTTCATCGAAAAGATTCATAAGGGAAAAGTTCACTCTCGGGCATCTTTAAGTTGATTCTCCAGGTCTTCTATTCTAACATATAGGTCTTCGATCAAAGAGGCAAGGTTATAGAAATTTACCTTACCAACTTCATAGTACCCATTGTCTTGTGTTATTTCGGAGAAAATTTCTCTCCAACGTGTAGTTCTATCGGTCATTTTATTCACCTAGGGTATGGATTACTGGTTTCTCGTGTGACAGTATACGATACAAGTCTACATTTTGTCCAGCAGAAACAGGAATAAATTCGGTTTCAGGATCAAATTCATCATTACGAATTGCCTGGTTAATAACAATAGATCCCTCTTCACCTGATGTAGATCGATGATACGTTCCAGCAGGTATTACAAGGGCACCAGAAGAACGATTCAAATGAACAATGTGGTAAGGATATTTCCACTCTGGATTCACAAGTTCAAATGTACGAACACCAGAAAGAACCCTATTGTGGTCTATTTGGTGATAGTGAATATAAAATTGTTTTGCACCAACAATATCATTTGGGGGAGAAATTGCAGGGCCAGTATGACAGACTAAATCAGATGCATTGGAATTCTCTACAGAGATATCATAAAAAACTACTGCTTCTGTTTCACGAAAAACTCTATGTTTTTTAAAGGTTACTTCGCTCATCAGTCGTACACTTGCTGTTCTTGTTGTATTCTATCTAGGTGATGATAAATGTCAGTATTTGAGTAACAAAACTCTTTAAATCGTCTTGGATTTACTTTCTGCATCCTAGAAAGCATATTGATCCAGTCGTAGTGTTTATCTACAACCCAACCATATCGTCTTTCATCATGAAATAAATCGTGAATAGAAATCATTACTTAAATCCTTTGCTCTTCTTTTTATCAAGAACTTCAATGTGACTCAAAAAATTTCCACTACGATTCCACCACAATAATTGGGATTCTTCGTAATTGTCAAAGAATTGATGAGTTCCATCGTTAAAAATAACCTTATAATCATGACGATCGTAAGGTTTATCACAGGTTTGACTAAATGTTATCATAGCATGTTCGGGCATTTTGTAGCAACAATGGTAAGAGCGGCAACTTCAATAGCAGGGGACTGATTAATAACTCGTCTCACATTTTTACCACCAAACTTATCGTTTGCTTTAGAATAAGCAATCAGTACGGACTTCAAAGTATCCATACCATTAGATCTAGCAGTACAAAAATCTCCAGCAACAAAATTTAGGAGTCCAATCAAAGTAAGTTCAGACATCTTTTAAGTATCGTTTTTTGTCAGTATCAAATGTTGTCCACTTTGCTATTTTAAGGCACATTAGTAAAGTTTGATGTTCACGGGCATACAGTTCCCAGTCTTCTTTAACCATAGCATTATAGCGCCTTTGGTAAGCACATTGCCATACGTCACGAAAAATTTTATCTTTTTCAGTCATTGTCCCAAGGTGCTTTACGATCAGCACTATCTTTGAACTCTTGTACTCGAAGGAATACTGAATGTTTCTTTCTCATTAGTTTTAAAAGTTAAGTCCTTATTCATAAGTTCTCTCAACTTCTGTTTGCCGTATTCAGTGAGTTCGTGTTTTTTGTTGCGGAGTTCTTCTACTTCTTCTTGTGTGAGATTAACCCATGGCATGTCTTCATTCATTTATTCTTCTCACAATAAAGGAAATACTTGTACTCTGCAACTTGGTGTGGTGCGTATCTTACTATATCACACTCTTTGTATTTGTCAACGACTTCAAATGATGCAGAGTTGATTGGTTTATCACCAGCGGTAAAGTATGCTATTACAATCAGAATAGTAATGAGGATAACAGCACAAGCAGCAAATACACCAGCACCACGCATAAACTCTTTGAGAGCATACTTATCTTCTTCAGTCATTGAAACTCTCCTGAAACTCTTTCCATC